GGTGAGCGCTGGACTGGGAAACACATGATCCATTCAAAGACAGTAATGAACTACATCAAAAATACTAAACCCTATTGGGAGCAGTATGCTGAAGAGTTTAGGTCTGTCATCGACGGATTACAAAAACCTGTACATATATCGTTCAAGTTTATACGAGGAACACGACACAAGTTCGATTACGTTAATCCACTACAAACCGTACAAGATCAGATGACCATATACGGATGGATACACGACGACAACTGCGACGAAATAATGCCCTCATTTGAGACTTACTTATACGATAAGGAAAAGGCAGGGTGTCATATAACCATATTAGAAACCAACAAACCAATTGAAGATGAACCGAGAACTGATACTGAAAACTCTGGGTAAGATAATTAAGGATGCTGAATTCTTAATGAACGTAATTACATCGAAAGATGGATACGAACCTAAAGAGAAGGTAATGTCAAGTTACACGCAGGATTTCCTGGACTTCTATAAAGCCTACGGGGTAAGCAAGACTAAGAGTCAATCGTTTATCAAGTGGAAACAGCTAAACAACCAACAGAAAGCTACTATAATGGAGTTAATACCATTGTATCATAACGCTTTTGAGGAGAAGTTCAGAAAATATCCTAACAATTTTCTCGCTAATGGTAGCTGGGAAGATTATCTATATCTATTAGAAACTAATAAGGAGTCTAATGATCGAGCACGTAAAGTCGCAGACGCTCAGAAGACACGCTTAGATTCATACAACTTCTAATGGAGCATAAGATAAACTCTAAGGAAGAGGTTTCCGAGTATCTAAATCATGTCTACAACAATGGATATAACAAAGGCTTGTCTACTGGGATTCCCTGGTTAGACAAACACTACACCTTCAGAAAGGGTGAGCTTGATGTTATAACAGGGTTCGCCAACATAGGGAAGACTACAGCTATTTTCTACTTAATGATGTTAGCATCAGTAAAGTACAAATGGAAATGGTTATGCTACTGCCCTGAGAATGAACCTGTTGGTGAAATGGTTATAGATCTAGCAGAGATGTTTATAGGAATGACTGCCGACAAAACCAAATCCGAAAGGATGGATAGGTCAGTATTTGATGCTGCCTGCGCTTGGGTAATGGAACACTTCAAAGTGGTATCGTTTCCTAACACACCAACAATCTATGATGTTATGGAAGTATTCCAGACGGAACTAGACAATGGTGATTTTGACGGATGTTATGTAGATCCAATGAATGATCTAGCTATTAACAGGTCTATGAGTAAGTACGACTACTACTATCAAGTACTGTCGGACATACGTAGATTTAAACAGAAGAACTTTGTAAAGTTTATATTAGTAACACATGCTGTAACTAAAGCTGCTAGAGAAAAGAATCAAGACGGAACAACACCTGCTCCATCACACTACGACGTGGAAATGGGAGGTATGTTTGCGAATAGAACGGACAACTTTATAGTTGTACACAGGAATCCAAACTCAGATGATTGGAGCGACACACAACTTCACGTAAGGAAGATTAAGTTCCAGAAGCTTGTAGGTATTCCAACTCAGGAAGATGAGCCTGTGATACTCAGATTCGAGCCTAAGATATGTAGGTTTAAATCTTTAAACAAAGAAAAAATGGTATGGGAAGATGTTCTACAAAAGAATACCATGGACTTCATTGACTCTAAAAGGAATCAGGTCGTGCCAGAAATCTTCGATATTGATAATTTACCATTCTAAACAATTACGCTATGGGAAAGATTAAAGAAATTGCTGCCGTTACTGAGCAAGAACAAGAATTCAGAAACTCTCCGTTAGGGAAAGCTATCACTGAACTAGAAACTCACGTTGAAGGACATTTAACAGAAATGTTTGAGGCTGCTGGGGTGAAGATCACTCCAACTATGAAGGAAGACATGATGGTTAACTTCATTGGAGCAAGTCATGCTGCTGGTACTATCCAGCGTCTTGTATGGGAGCAAATGGACTTCCAAGCAAAGCAAACCGCTGAGGTAGCCACAGCTAAACCAGAGAAGGCAGTAAAGAAAGCCGCTAAGAAAGAGGCAGTTAAGGCCAATAGACCTAGAGGAAAGATGACTGTTAAAAAGTAATCCTAGCAATAGCTTGACAATCTGATTATATAACCTATATTTGGTGTATGATTTGGTTGTCATAATTGTTGGTTATTCAATTGGTTAATAGAAAGAGGGCTTCGGCCTTCTTTTTTATGCCTTAAACATTTTAAAACAAACACTATGAAAACAACCAAAAAGTTTACAGAAAGCCTTGCTGACGATAAAGTATATTTCGCAGACAAGACACACGTTAGTTGCTCAATGCTAAAGAACTTACTTAAGTCTCCAGCAGATTTCAGAGCATACTTAGATTCTCCACCCGAAGCAACCCCTGCTATGACATTCGGTAGTGCATTCCACTGCATGGCATTAGAACCCCACAAGTTCAATGACCAATTCTACATATTAGATACAGAGCTTAGGCCTGAAAAGGAAAAAGGAATGACATCTACTATAAACAAAAAGTGGAAGATGGTTGAGTTATCTCACGCTCAGTCAGTTGGTAAGAGTATAATATCAGTGAAAGATCTGGACAAGATCGATGCTATGTGTATGTCTCTATTCCACCACCCGAAGGTAATGGAGTTAATCTCTCAAGCAGAAAAGGAACAGGCAGTTACCTGGACTACCGATAAAGGAATCAAGTGTAAAGGTAAATTAGACCTTAAATCGTTTGACTTTATCGCAGACATTAAGACTACCGCAGAGTTCGGAGGCATAGATAAGTTCAAATATGACTGTAAGAAATATCACTACGATATGCAAGCAGCATTCTATGCAGATGCAGTTGGATTGGATCAGTTCAAGTTCATTGTAATAGGCAAGAACTTCCCGTACAACGTAGGTATATTTGATGTATCTCCTGAGTTCCTTGAGAGTGGGAGGCAGAAGTACAAATACACGCTAGAAATGTATGATAAATATTTTGTATCTTGCACTGAGGAAATAGATAGTTACATCGAAGAGGGAACATTGTGAGAAACGAATATATAGATTGGCTTAAAGGCAAGAATCAAGACACGAGCTATAAGACTTGTGAAGAATCTAGAGTTAAGATAGACGAATTGTTACGTCTAAACGCCTCATTACAAGCCAATCTAGGCTCAGAGTCCACCCCTGAAGAACACCTGTCCGTGGAAAACAAGACCGAGGAGTTAATGCTTAAGATTAAGCAGATAGATCCAGACTTCCATGATATTGTTAACATAAAGTAAACACATGTCGAATCACCGAATGCGCCTCAAGCAAGAGGAAATTGACGTTATCAAGGAAATGAGAGCAATAGATGTCTCTAATATCAATGACAACGATCAAATCTCATCTGTATATTTAGATTACTTAAAAGAGAGAGGCGTAGATCCAGAGGAAGTCGTCTCGTGTAAACACTGGCAGTCCGCTAGTGGTGAACCAAGATTCTCGATTGTAACAAAGAATGATGGCAACATGAGTGAACGCTCATCAGCCAAGTTACTTATTGACCTGGAGAACACAATATCCCGTCATAAGATAACATACCCAAAACCCCTAACCAAGATCCAAGGAAATCACCTGCTAGTTATAAACCCTGCTGACATTCACGTGGGTAAATTAGCTATCGCTGAGGAGACTGGAGAAGGAGAAGAGTATAACAGACAGATAGCAAAAGAAAGAGTCTTAGAAGGCGTACAAGGCCTTATGAATCAAGCTCAAGGTTTTGATGTCAGTCGAGTATTACTCTGTATTGGTAATGACGTACTACACGTCGACAATACATTAAACACAACAACGAACGGAACCCCCCAGAATCAAGACGGTATGTGGTGGCAGTCATTCGAGTTAGCCCTAGAAATATACGTAGCTGCGGTAGAGATGTTATCAACGATAGCCCCTGTAGATTGCGTTCACTCAATGTCTAACCACGACTACCAGTCTGGATTCCATTTAGCTCACTGCTTAAAATCATGGTTCAGAGAATCAGAAGATGTTACTGTTGATGCAGGACCTGCTTATCGTAAGTACTACAGATTCTTTAACAACCTTATTGGATTAGAGCATGGCGATGGAGCAAAACAAGCTGACTTACCATTGTTAATGGCACAGGAGGCTCCTGTATTGTGGGGAGAGTGTAGACACAGAACAATGTTTTTACATCATGTTCACCATAAAATAAAACTTAAATTCCAATCAGCTAAAGATTATATCGGTGTAACCGTGGAATACATGAGAAGTCCTTCAGGCGCTGATTCCTGGCATTCAAAAAAAGGATATAAAGGATCCCCCAAGGCGGTTGAAGGATTTTTATTCCACAAGGAGAACGGTAGAGTTGCAAGCTTAGTTTACAATTTCTAATATGAGCAGTATAGAAGATGATGTCTGTATAAGTATACAAGACAGAGCAGAGTTAGGTAAGAGTAAGTACGGAGTAACAATGGATCGTACAGACCTAACAGAATTACAGTGGTTAGTTCATGCCCAAGAAGAAGCAATGGACTTAGCTATTTATTTACAAAAACTAATTAAAACCAAAACCAATGAAAGGACTGATAACCAGAGTGCTGAAGTCGGCACTGAAAAGAAAGAAGGATTTACGTGTTGTAAAAAGATTCCTAAAAATCAAACACAATGTAAGTGTAACTCTAAGCGTTTTAAAAAATAGAGTGAAATGGATGTAGCCAAGGCGAGTCTAAGGTTACTTAAGGAAATCCAGACAACATCTGAAGAATCTGAATGTATGAAAGATTACTGCCAGGTTATAATTGAACTAGAAACCATGAAGCGTGAGTTAGAAACTATAGAGGATAAATTCTCTAAGCTTTATAAGGTTAAAAAGAAAAGGTTAGATATAATTAGTAGCGCAGCAAATAGCTTTTACAAGTCATACTTTAGTATGTGCAAGTACAAGGAGATGTACGTTATGAATAAACAGAAACTACTAGAGAAGGAAATGGAATTTCTCGATCTAATATGTAATTAGTTTTTCTTCTTAATCTTTTCTATTGATCTACCTGCAAAGTATGCACCGTAGACTGTTATAAGCAGTGTTTGATATATTGGTACATAAGCTGGGGCTATTTTAAAAGCTCCAGTGTTACCATCAAATATAGATATAACCACAAACATTGCCGTTAAGAATATACATATCAAAGGTCTAATATTTTTAGACAACCAATTGTCGGACTTCATGTCTGCCTCCCAACGCCTAGAAACTTGTTCCTGAGCTTTAGATTCAGCTTGCATTATCACTTCTTCTATCTTCTGGCGAGCAGCCAACTTCTCTTCTTTAGAGGTAGTTAAGTTGTCAAGTACGTCTCCGACTTGCTTAATAACCCCTCCCCCTAATAGATCTAGTAGTTTACTCATGATAAGTCAGCGTATTTATATTTAGTGTCGTTGTCTTCGTCTTTATAAGCCTCCAACACCTGCTTTCTATTACCTTCTTTAGTTAAGGAGATGTGTATCCAGGCAAAGTCAAACTCATTAATCATTTGATCAAACTCAATATCGTTAGCTATGATCCAGTCATATATTTCTTTATTAGCGATTTTACCTTCACGCCAAAATTGAATATCCAACGCCTCACCTTTGCAGTGCTGTGACTTAGTAGAGCCACCAATAGCACGATTGAGTGTCGGGTTACGATAACCACTACTGATCCTGATAGGACCAAGTTCATCACGAAGAGGTTGTAGAATATTAGTAACAATATGTTGAATACTTCGTAAATGTTCTTTACTCGGACCATTACCTATTCCCAATCTTTTTGCTGTATTGCTACGAGTTATCTCTGACAATACAAAATTATTACTTAACCTCATCTATATAAACCTTCCTAGTTAATATCCCGTTGCTTGCTATGTAAAAACCTTTCACAGGCTTTACTTCTCTTCCTAAAAGATCGTAGTAGTGTGTTGGAATGAAATTTGTATTATCTATCTCTTCAATCCCTATCGTAAGACAACCTACATCTACAAGTTGTTCTTTAAATTCTTGAGGCCAAGTACCAAGAGAATCTATCCAATCTACATCAGATAAGAATCCATACTCTGTCTGCCCTAAGTATAGGTAAGCACCATTCCATCCGTCTCCGTAAGAATCAACCATGTTTATCTGGTAGTATTCTGGTAAAACCACAGCACCCAAGTACGGAGCTATCCCTTCCAATAAAACCCCACCATTACAAGTAAGTATTTGCCAAGTAATCTCGTCAGGATACTCTCCTGTCGTACACTCTACGAACACTTGTTGTTGTTGAGCATTAGCTGTCTTTGATATAAACATTAGCATAAAGAATAGTAAAGCCATAACGACTACTATCCATCCTGATTCTTCAAGTCTTTCCTTATCCATTACTGAAATTTGTTAAATGTTATGTCGTCTATGTTAGATTGCACTTCCTTCTTAGTCGCTTTTAACTCCAACATAATGTTAGGGCTAAACCTACTTTGTTCTACACCATTATCAAATACGATAACCGTAGGAACAGAAGTTACTTTGTATTCGCTCTGTAAGTCTGAGCTCTTCACAATACATACTCTGTAAGATGAGCAATCTTTAAGTTCTGATAAGAACTCTACCTCATTACCTTTATTCCACTCCACCCAGAATTCTATAACAGTAATACCTTTGGCTGTTTTAGGTCCAAATGAGCTAGAAGTAACAAACTCTTGAGCTACAATATTTGTAGTGAGTAGTAGTAAAAGTATAAGCTTATTCATAAAGCTTTTGCTTGATTAGTTTCATATCTTCTTTCATCTCCGAAACATCTTCCTGGGTATTCATAATGGTTTGCCTAACAAGTTTATCCTTCATGTCAAACTCCATACGAGTAATAACAGGATCCATCGGTAGCGGTAAATTCCTAGCCTCTGCTATATCGTTTTGTAATACAAACCACATACCCACTAGTGTTGCAATCCCGAATGCTATACCACCTAATGTTTTTAGGCTTAACTGTATTGACGTGTCTTCACTTAATTCTTTAGCCATTATATTAGAATATTAAATAGTTTATTCCTGTTTGCATATTGTAAGATCTTATATCCCAGTATTTAAGATGTCTTCCTTCTACGAAGATACTAAAATGTTTGTTAAACTTAACACCAAATACGACACCAACATCCCACTCTGTTTTTTCACCTGAGTAGTTGTATGAGTAATCACTTAATCCTTTATGTAAAGGGTATACTGACCCCCAGGCATGTATCCAGCCTTGACCCGAATAGAG